GGTTACGGTCAGCGTGAGCATAAGGTTGATCGGCTTATTGCCTCTTATCAGCAAGCCGGTGGGGTATTGGTACGAATTTGATTAATATTTAATCAGTTATGGCCGTGCTACGTGAAATCTGCACTGCTCGCCTTCACCAATCCCTTCTGATTTCAACAGGACCATCATGTTAACCACGAAAATGAAAACACTGCTGTTATGCGGCGGGTTGGCTGCTGCATTCGGCGCGGGCTTGTATGTGCAGGGTTTGCGCTGGGATGCGGATATTTCGGCACGGGAAACGGCGGCGGCACAGGAGGCAAGCACAGGGCAGCAGGCCGTCATCGCAACGCAGGCGCTTACATTCCATCGTTTCAACGAAATCGCCAGACAAGCCAGCCAGTACGCTATCAACATTAAGGCAAAAGCAGATGAAAAACAGATTATTTACCGCACTATCGTCAAGCGCGATCCGGCTAGCCGCCAGTGCGTGCCTGATGATGTGGCTAACAGGTTGCTCGACTACGCGAACAGTTTACGTGCCAGCGCAATGCACACCACTGCCAGCGGAGTTGACCCAACCGGTACTGGTGCCGCTGCCTCCGTCTGCCGATTGACGTATGGGCAGGTGGTTTACTGGGTTGATCCGTTGCTGACTGCGCTTGATCAAGCGAATGAGCAACTTAGTAAGGTCAGAGAAACCCAAAAAGAATGAAACCAGTGATATATGTTGATGACTTTTGCGCTGCAATACGGTGGTGCTAGGCTATAATTTCCCCACGATAAAAACGGAGGAAATCATGTTTTTGTTAAGAACGGTTTTTGTTGGTGGGGATGCTAAATATGAGCTTCTTGGTCAAAATGTGAATAACGACCGGGTGATGAGAGTTATTGAGTATCGTCTCAGGGTTAAGGATGGAGAAGAAAAAGGGTTATCAGAGTGGGTGGTAAAAAACCCTAATTTTGATATTAATGCGTTTCTTGAAAGTGGGAATGACCCATTAAATAGTTTTGCGATTCACAGAAAGGTTAATGATATCGCAACCATTTCAAAATATTGTGAAGACAAGTATTGGAATCGGTAGTCTCTGGCTTCTTTGGTACACCAGCCCTGGCATCCGCCGGGGCTTTTTTTCGCCCCAACAAAAGGTAACTCCATGACACAGACCAACGTATTACCACGCTACCGCTGCCATAAAGTTGTTCAGGCAGCGAAAATTATTGGTGCGAACCTATTAGATAGCGGTAAATCATCGCTCACTCTGGATGGTGATATTTTGCTTTTTGCCGAGCGCGGGTACATCGAAAAACATAACCCACAGCCTGGTGGATATTTTGTTCTCTATGAAGATGGCTACCAAAGCTATTCGCCAGCAGCGGTATTTGAGGCGGGCTATGACAGACTTCTCGAACTTGGCGGTGGCGTTGGTGACAACCAGCAGGAGACTGAGGGCCGAAATATCGAGCGTGCCGCACGTGCCGCCCACGAAATTAACCGGGCGTACTGTGCAGCCCTGGGTGATGACAGCCAACCAGCCTGGGAAGATGCACCCCAATGGCAAAAAGACTCTGCTATTGAAGGCGTGGTATTCCACCTCAATGGTGATCACCCGCCGGAGGCTAGCCATAACAAATGGCTGGCGTTCAAAAAACAGGAAGGCTGGAAGTATGGACCGGTAAAAGATGCAGAGAAGAAAGAACATCCGTGCATTGTCCCGTATGAGCAACTCCCCAAAGAGCAGCAGGTGAAGGATTACCTGTTTCGCGCTGTAGTCCACGCATTCAAGTGATTCAGACATTACAGAGCTACCTCCCAGAGGTGGCTCGATAATGCTCATTCAGTAGGACGTTATGGCAAAGCACGATTGGAAAGCATTGCAAGCCGCCTTCCTGGCTGACAATGCAGAAACTGGCATCACAGCCCAACAGTGGTGTGAAGAGCATGGACTGAACTACCAGTCTGCTCGTCGGTACATCAAGCCCCGTTCTGCGCAATCTGCGCAAAAAGAAGTGCGCAAAACTGCGCAAAGTGCGCAATCGGGAGGAAATGCGCAAAAGTGCGCAAAAGGCGATACAGCAAGGCGGAATGAGGATGATGTAGCGGCAGACGCGCACGACGCCGATAGCACACCTCCAGAAAGTGGCGCGAAACTGAAAGGCCGTGATTCCTCTGGTCGGTTTACTGAGGGCTATGCAGGGAACCCTAACCCGGTGAGTCCGTTTGTAGCGGGTAATCAATACGCCAGAACACACGGCGCTTACGCCAAATATTTGGACGCTGATGAACTGTTCGATGCTGCCAAAGAATCCGATCTGCGCGATGAACTGATATTCACCCGTGCCCGTGCGCTCTCTGTCACCAAGACGTTGAATAAAATCATGGAGGATTTGCACAACGCCGAATCGGTAGAGGCGCGTATTGAGTTATACGATAAATTCATCAAGGCTGAGGCCGGACTGGACAGAAACATTGCCCGTATTGAGTCGATTGAGAACAGCCTGAGCAAGTTGCAGTTGGATGCAGTGAATGTTCCACGCCTGAGTGCTGATACGCTGCGCATTAAGGCGGCTACCGCAAAGCTGAAAGCAGAGACAGAGAAACTGACAGCAGAAAGCAAGGACGTGACGACGCCGCTAACTGATGTAGTGCGTGATATCCACGCGATGCCTGATGATGGAATGCTGGCGCAATGACGACACCGCAATATGACGCCGGTTTGGTTGATGACGAACTGGATGGAATGAGTGAGGCGCAGCAGCGTCTTTTTATTTTGTCAAAATTGAGCAATCCGTGGTGGCGGCTCAACAATCTGTACAAGATCGAGAATGAAAAGGGCCAGTTGGTCACGTTTCGGATGCGCCCGGCGCAGCGTCGTCTGTTCAAGGCCATGCATTACCGCAACATTGTCCTTAAGGCTCGCCAACTGGGATTTTCCACTGCGATTGATATCTACCTGCTGGATCAGGCGCTGTTTAACACCAATCTCAAGTGCGGGATTATTGCGCAGGATAAGACCGCCGCAGGCGAAATATTCCGCACCAAAATTGCGATACCGTTCGACAATCTGCCCGGCTGGCTACGCTCGACGTTCAAAATCACCGAGCGGCGCAGCGGAGCCAACGGCGGCTATATCCTGTTCTCACACGGCTCAAGCATTCAGGTTGCCACGTCGTTCCGTTCAGGCACCGTCCAGCGCTTGCATATTTCCGAGCACGGGAAGATCTGCGCCAAGTACCCGGCCAAAGCCAAGGAAGTACGCACCGGTACGCTGAACGCCATTCATGATGGCTGTATCGCCTTTATCGAATCCACAGCGGAAGGCGTGGGCGGCGATTTCCACACGATGAGTATCCGCGCGCTTGAACTGGCGCAATCCGGTGTCGATCTGACGATGCAGGATTACAAGTTTCATTTCTATCCGTGGTTTGACGATCCGAAATATGTGGCACCCGTTCCTGCCGGTGGTCTGCGCCTGAGTAAATACCATCGTGAGTATTTTGCTGCAGTGGAAGCTGCAACTGGCGTATCTCTGACGGATGAGCAAAAGCAGTGGTATATCCGCAAGGGGGGCGAGCAGGGCGAGGAAATGAAACAGGAATTTCCGTCCACGCCACAGGAAGCTTTCTTAACCTCTGGCCGCCGTGTATTTGCCGCTATCAGCGTGATGCAGGCAGAAGCCGCCTGCTGTGCGCCGCGCATTGTCTACGACATCGATCCGGTTACCGGTAAGCGCGAGAAAGTGCAGGCACTGCGCGGCGGCGATAAAGAGGAACTTCAGCGCACGTTAATGAATCACCTGCTGGTGTGGGAACTACCGGATCCGGATGAAGATTACGCCATCGGTGGCGACGTGGCGGAAGGTCTGGAAAACGGTGACCGATCTTCGTTTGATGTCGTGAAGAAATCCAATGGGGAGCAGGTTGCGCACTGGTTCGGTCATCTGGATGCAGAATTGTTCGCGCAACTGTTGGCACACGTCGGCAAGTGGTACAACACCGCCTACATCGGGCCAGAGCGCAACAACCACGGCCATGCAGTATTGCAGAAGCTCCGCGATATCTACCCGCCCCGCGCTATTTACGCCGAGCAACACCTCGACCGCGATAACGACGACGAGACGCCTAAGCTGGGCTGGTTAACGACCAAGCAGAGTAAGCCTGTGGTAACGGAAGGGCTGAAAACGTTACTGCGTGAAAAGGTAAGCGGCATTCGCTGGATCGGCACTATCAACGAACTCAATACCTATGTCTATGACGCTAAAGGCAGCATGGGCGCACAAACCGGTTGTTTCGATGACCAGGTGATGAGCTATGCGATTGCGCAGGAAATGCGTGCTCGTATGCCGGCCCGTCCGAAACCCAAACCTATCGACCGCTCGAAACAAACTCACTGGATGTCACATTGATGAATACAGCCGCTATTGAAGCTGTGGCCAAGTCTCAGTCGCCGCAGGATAACCAAGATCGTTTTACCCAGCGTCAACTGTTGGATATCTCATCGGACATTGACGCACAGCCAGACTGGCGCACCACGGCGAACAAAGCCTGTTCGTATTATGACGGTGATCAACTGGCGCCGGAGCTGGTGGCGAAACTGCGTGAACGCGGGCAGCCGCTCACAATGCATAACCTGATTGCGCCAACCATTGATGGTGTACTGGGTATGGAGGCCAAGACACGCACCGATCTGATGGTGATTGCCGATGACCCGGACGAAGAAATGGAGCAGTTGGCCGATGCGGTCAATGCCGAGTTCGCAGATGTGTGCCGTCTGGCGAACATGAACAAGGCGCGCTCTGATGCGTATGCCGAGCAGATCAAGGCCGGGTTGGGCTGGGTAGAGGTGCGGCGCAATGGCGATCTGTTTGGTTCCCGCTACAAAGTCGGGACGGTTCACCGCAATGAAGTGTTTTGGGACTGGCACAGTCGGGAAGCGGATTTGAGTGATTGCCGCTGGTTGATGCGTAAGCGCTGGCTGGATGTAGATGAAGTTAAAGCGACCTTTCCCGGCATGTCTGACATCATCGACTATTCGATCAACGAGTGGCGGGGATTTGTGGATACCGACATTGCCGAGGGGCAAGAATCGGCGCTAATTAGCGCGTATGAGGAATATCAGCAGTGGAGCCGCAAGGATACCGAGTGGGTGTCTTCCAACCGCAAGCGTGTCTTGCTTCAGGTGATTTACTACCGCACGTACCAGCAATTGCCGGTGTTGGAATTGCCGAATGGCCGGATGGTGCAGTATGACAAAAATAATCTCATGCATACTGTTGCAGTGGCATCAGGGCGCGTGTCAGTGGTGATGTCACGCGTCAGTCGGATTCGTGAAGCGTGGTTTGTTGGGCCGCATTTCATAGGTGATCGGCCCTGCACAGCGCCGCAGGGCATGTTCCCGTTGGTGCCGTTCTGGGGATACCGTAAAGATAAGAATGGCGCCCCTTATGGGCTGGCCTGCCGGGCCATACCGGCGCAAGACGAAGTGAATTTCCGTCGCATCAAACTAACCTGGTTGCTTCAGGCCAAGCGTATCATCAAAGATGCCGATGCGGTCAACATGACGGATAGGCAGTTACTCGATGAGGCCGAACGTCCGGACGGCTTGATCACGCTGAACCCTGATCGCAAAAACAAAACGACTGCCGCTGATGCAGTCAATATTCAGCAAGATTTTCAAGTCGCGCAGCAGCAGTTTCAGGTCATGCAGGAGAGCATGAAGCTGATTCAGGACGGCATGGGTGTCTATTCGGCTTTTTTGGGGCAAGACTCCAGTGCTGCCTCCGGTGTAGCGATCAGTAATCTGGTGGAGCAGGGAGCCACCACGCTGGCGGAAATCAACGATAACTATCAGTTTTCCTGCCAGCAGGTGGGGCAATTGCTGCTGTCCTATTTGCTGGAGGATTTGACCCGTCGTCGCAATTACACGGTAGTGGTGAACCGCGATGACCCGCGGCGCCGGAAATCGGTCACCATCAATCAGGAGTCAGAAGGGGGCATGACCAATGATGTGTCACGTTTGCGTGCGCATATTGCGTTAGCTCCGATTCAGCAAACTCCGGCCTATAAATCGCAACTGGCTGAACGTATGTCGCAGGTGATCACCGGCTTGCCGCCACAGGTGCAGGCAATGGTACTTGATATGTGGGTGGAACTGCTGGACGTGCCGCGTAAGGCTGAATTCATCGAGCGGATCCGCAGCGCTCTGGGTACGCCGAAGGCGCCGGATGAAATGACCCCGGAAGAGCAGCAAGTCGCGCAGCAGCAGCAACAGGTGCAAGCTCAGCAGCAGGAACTGGCGATGCGGGAAATTGCCGGGAAAGTGGCTAAGCTGGAGGCCGAGGCGCAGCGTATCGCTGCCGCCGCACAGCGCGAGCAGGTGTTAGCGAATAGCCAGCGGTTTGATGACGCCAGGACGCAGGCGGAAACCGGTCGTATCCTTCAGGATATGGAGAACACGACGCAGGAGATGGATGCTTTGCGTGGGCAGATGATGCAGACGATTCAGGCACAGATTGACGCGATTGCCGTCTAGATATTGCACTGAGGGGGAATACGCGCTAGATTTGCGAAAGATACCGGAGTACGCCTTAAAAAGCTGCTCCGGTTTTTTTATACCACAAAATCAGTGCCCGCCATTCGGTGGGCGTTTTTGTTTGTGCGGGTAAGCGTCTTGGTAATAGGGCGCTGATTCGCACAGGCAGCGATACGCCTCAATCCCTCGGATCTATCCGACAAATAGACATGCAGGAGTTATAAAAGTGGAACTCGATTTAACAGGTAATGAAACCCCGGAAGAATTGGAAGCGCTGCTGGAAAAAATCGGCGATGTAACTATCGATGATAACACCGCATTGGGAGGTCCGTCGGCAGCAGTAACTGATACTACGGGGGCGCAAGCGGTAACAACTCAGACAGCGGCAGGTCAGCAAAATACGGGCGATAGCAGTAGTGACACGCCGACGCCGGGCGTGGCTGTAGGGCAACAGAGCACTGTTTCGAGTCAGGTGACTGGCACAGAGCAAACGACAGCAGCCAAAATCCTGCTCAGTAAGGATGGCAAACACGCCATCCCCTACGATGTACTTGAAGCGGAGCGCGCTGAAAAGCGTCGCCTGGCGGAAAGCAATCAGCGCACCGCTGCTGAACTGGCAGAAGCCAAGCGTCAGCTTGAGGTGTTTACGCGCCAAATCAATGCTGCCGGGTTGCAGCCCGCGCAATTACCTGAGAAATCACAGATCACTCAGGAGCAGCTCGACGCCTTACGCGAGAGCTTCCCTGATGTCGCCAACGTCATCGATGTACTGGCGCAGAAGGTGGAGCATTTGCAGTCAGTACAACCAGCACCGGCAGCGGCGCATTCTGCTGAAAGTAATCCTGTGTCGGTGGCACTGGACGCTACGCCAGATTTGAAGGCCTGGCAGAGCGGTGACCCGGATCGCTTCACGTTGGCAATCCACATCGATGAAACGCTGAAACAAGACCCTGCATGGAAAGACAAGTCATTAACTGAACGCTTCGGCGAAGTTGTTAAGCGTACTCGTGCTGCCTACGGCGAAACTGTTGAGAGTGCACCTCCGCAGCCCGCGCCCGAAGGGCAGCCAGCACAACCGACGACCGCCGAGCTTCAGCAGAAAGCCGCAGACGTGCTGGCAAAGGCAACTGCCGCCGCACAGCTCCCGGTCTCACCGTCAGATGTCGGCCAGACTGCAACGCAATCCTCTTCTTTATTGGAACAAGCCGCTAACGCCAGCCCGGAACAACTGCACGCCATGTTTTCCGGTATGACGGATGCGCAGATTGAGGCGTTACTGGAACAAGCCATCTGACGAACACCGTAATCCTATAACCCGCCATCGTGCGGGTTTTTCATTTTTAGGGAATCAACATGACAACGATCACTTCATCTCAGGCGACTAAGTTGATGCAGGTTGCGCTGTTTACCGCAGCCAACCGCAATCGCTCGTTCGTCAATATCATGACCGAACAACAGGAGGCACCCAAGGCGGTTACGCCGGATCAAAAAGGCGTGAAGCAAACCAGTTATACCGCGCCCGTCGTACGCATTACCGATCTGCAAAAGCAGAAAGGGGGTGAAGTGGATATGCAGATCGTCCATAAGCTGTCAAAGCGCCCGACCATGGGCGATGAGAAACTGGCAGGCCGTGGTGAGAACCTCGCATTCGCTGACTTCTCGCTCAAGATCAATCAGGGTCGTCACCTCGTAGATGCGGGCGGCAAGATGAGTGAGCAACGTTTCAAGCACAACTTGAACAAAACGGCGCGCACGCTGCTGGGCACCTACTTCAATGACCTGCAAGACCAGTGCGCTACAGTGCATCTTGCTGGCGCACGCGGTGACTTTATTGCCGATGACACCATCCTGCCGCTGGCCGGTCACAGTGAGTTCGGCAAAATCATGATCAACGATGTGCTGCCGCCAACCTATGACCGCCACTTCTTCGCCGGTGACGCCACCAGTTTTGAAGGGCTTGATGCTGCCGACCTGTTTACGTTAGGCGTGGTCGATAATCTGTCACTGTTTATCGATGAGATGGCGCACCCGATTCAGCCCGTCAAGATGTCGAAAGACGAGATGGCGAACGAAGACCCGTACTATGTGCTGAACGTGACGCCGCGCCAGTGGAATGACTGGTACACCTCAACATCTGGCAAGGACTGGCAGGCCATGCTGTCGCGCGCAGTCCAGCGCTCCAAGGGGTTCGATCACCCGCTTTTCAAAGGGGAATGCGCCATGTGGCGCAACATTCTGGTGCGTAAGTACACCGGGATGCCGATCCGCTTCAATACCGGTTCTCAGGTTGCGGTATCCAACAATGACCTGGCGGCAACGGTTGCGCTGAAAGAAGCAAAAACCACCATCGACCGTGCGCTACTGCTGGGTGGTCAGGCGCTGGCGAATGCCTATGGGGGCGAGGACGGCGGACACTTTGGCTACAACGAGGAGAAGGTGGATCACGGCAACGGCACTGAAGTGTCTATTCGTTGGATCAATGGCCTCAAGAAAATCCGCTTCCAGCAGAAAGACGGTCGCATCAACGACCATGGCGTTATCGTTGTTGACTCAGCAATTTCTACCACTCGCTAATTCCATCCAATAAGCAGGTTTCGGCCTGCTTATTTTTTTTCTGGCTTTTCTGGAGAAAACCACTATGGCAACAATTCAGGCGCCGTCCATGCGCGATGCAGTTTATCAGGGGCCGCAAGGCAATTTGTCGATTGCTGAGGGACAGATCACGCTAAAAGCTGCTGCAGTCAATGATGTTGTTGAACTGCTTGAAATGCCGATAGGTATGCGCATTTACGGCGTTGATGTTATCAGTGATGCGCTGGGTGCGAATGTGACGGTAGAAATCAAAAGTGGTGACAAAGTGCTGGTTGCCGCTGCAGCACATTCGACAGCGGTAGCAAAATCGGTGCCTGTTGCACCGTATGCCACCATCGTTGACGGGGAGAAAATTACCGCAACTATCGCTGGTGCTGCCGCTACCGGCAATTTAACTGTCCTCGTCAAATACATCGCCGTTGGCTACTGATCCCCGTCCACCTCACAACCAAACCCGCCAGCACGGCGGGTTTTCTATTAAGGAATTGATTTTATGGCAGATACTATTTCGATTGTGTACATCGGCAGCAAAGACAAGAAACGCGACACCATAACAAACAGCCGGCTGATCTTTCCGCGTCTTGTCCCGGTGGATGTTGAAAGCGCAATTGCTCACCAGCTTCTGGCGTTTCCGACTGTATGGGTGCGTGAGTCGGCAGTCGGCGCGACGCTTAAACAGTATGAAGATGATGAGGCACTAAAGGCAAAACAGGCGGCTGAAGAATTGGCGCGGTTACAGGCTGAGGCCGAGGCCAATAGCTGGGTGGTCACAATCGGCAGTGATGATATCGATCTGGCCAAGCTCACATCGGCTCAGTTAGCCACGCTGGTGGAAGCGGAAGATCTGGATCTGGGTTTGAAACAGGGCGCTCAGGAAAAGGTTGATGAATTCCGTGCCCGCGTCCGTGAAGCCATTAAAGCGAAGGCTACAGAGTAATGGCGGCGCTTGACGTTTTTCTCCCGGCTATTCGCAAGCACATTACCGGCCCGCTGGACATCATGATGCGGCAATCAATACGCGAAGCGGCGATCACATTTTGCCGAGAATCACTGTTCTGCCGCGATACAGTGTTGCTGACAGATGTACAGCCAGGTGTTAAGCATGTGCTGAGTGAAAGTCCGCTGGTGAAGTGCGTCAAACGCTTGCGCGTGACCAATCTCAGCGATCCTGAAAATCCCGTGGAGTTGGATGCTGGCACTGATTTTACGGTGATTTCAGCCAATCATCTGGCATTCAACCGCGCATATAGCAGTGTTTCTGTGCTATTTGCGGTAGAGCCCCGGCGCGATGCTGATGAAGTGCCAGACGCACTGGCTGATGATTATACTGATGCGATTGCAGCCGGTGCACTGGAAGATTTGTACCTTATGCCGGGCAAGCCCTGGAGCGATCCCCAGCAGGCTGCTTATTTCCGCGCTACCTTCACCGATGGTTATCGCCGAGCCTACCGCGATGCTCTGGATAATTCCCCTGTTACCGGTTTTCAAAACCCGGTACGCCGACACGAATTCTACTGATGATCACAATCAATGACGTTATTGGCCGGGCTAATGCCCAACTGGTTGATGCGCACTGGCTGCGCTGGTCGAAATCTGAGCTGTTGGACTACTTCAATGATGCGATAAACGCCATCATCATTATCCGTCCCGATGCTGGCGCATCGATAGAGGCGTTCGCCTGTGAGCCTGGGACGCGGCAGCAACTGCCCGATGGCGCGCTTCGCTTGCTTGAGGTTATTCGTGTTATTGACGGCCGGGCTATCCAGCCTATCGCGCGTGAATCCCTCGATTATCAATTCCCTGACTGGCATACCATGACCGGGCCTGTTGAACGTTACTGCTATGACGAACAGGTACCGAAGGTTTTCTGGCTCTTTCCAGGGGCGGTGTCGGGTATCTCTCTGGAGGTCTGCGTCTCAAGGTTACCCGCTGCGGCCACCATTGATGGCCTGAAACGAGCATTTCCCCTTGATGAACTCTATATCAACCCGGTACTGGAGTGGATTCTGTTTCGGGCATACGGGAAAGACAGTGAAAACGGCAACTACGCCATGCTGTCGTCACAACACTATCAAACGTTTGTTGACCTGTTGGGCGTGAAGTCGCAGACCGACCAGGCCGCCGGGCAGAAAAAACAGGCACAATCTAGCGGAGGTGCACAATGAGCGTACTGATCAGCGGCGTACTGATTGACCCCTCCGGTACTGCTATTTCTGACGCTGAGATCACGTTTACAGCATTAACGAATAGCTCTGTATTGAATGGTTTCTCTGTATCGGCGACGACCAATGAGGACGGTGAATACGCCATTCCACTGGAGTTGTGTGATTACTCCATTTCAATACAGCACGATGGCAATAACGCCATTTACGGATCGGTGTCTATCAACAAGGATACAACGCCGACGACCATTAACGATCTGCTGGAAAAGGCGAGACAAGAGCAGACCGTTACACCTCAAATTATTGTCTATTTCCGCGAGATACAGGCAGACGTTACCCAAAAGCTGGGAACCATGCAGTCGTTGAATATTGACGCGAAATCAGCGGCGGATAGCGCGGCAACGTCTAACGGGCTGGCTCAGGAACAGGCTCAGAAAGCGCAACAGGCATCAGTACTATCACAACAGGCAAGCGCATCAGCGCTGATATCTGCCAATTCCGCAGCAGCCTCAAAAGCGGCTGCAGAAACTGCTGCAACCAATGCGCTCAATTCAGCAAATGCAGCAGGTACTGCCAAAAGGAGTGCGGAGTCCGCAGCCAGCCAGGCGGAGCAATCAAAGCTGGCTGCTGTCAGTGCTGCTGGCTCAGCTGAGAATGCCAAAGAGGCAGCAGAGAACGCTTTGCGTGACGCAACTGTATCCAAAAATGAAGCGGCACAGTATGCACAAACTGCTAGTGCCGCAACTGCTCAGGCTCAGCAAGCAAGTGCGTCTGCTGGCAACGCCGCCAATGTTGCGTCAACGGCGGCAGAAAAGGCCACTGAGACGCTTTACCAGCAGCAGCTATTAGCAGGAGAGGGAAGCGTTACACTTACAACGCCACAGACAATCAGTGCGCAAAAAATTTTTAGCTCACCGCTTTATCAACGCAGATCTAGTTATCCGGGGTTAGTATTAGAATCTACTGATATAGCCAGCAACGTTGTGGGGCGTAAAGTTTTCTGTGAGGTAGATAACACTGGTCTTGCAATATTTTTCATTGCACGAAACGAAAACGACGCTGCCGGACAACGGTTTGCAAAACTGAGCCTGCCGGCGGCAAGTGAGCCAGGTGACATTGTTCTAACGTCTGGAGTGCAAACATTAACGGGTTATAAAGTATTTAGCGTCACGCCGAGAACCCTCAACGGTATTTCGATTGCTGGCACGACAACAGCTGGCGAGTCGAGAGATATGGTGAAAATTGCTGGCGATAATTTTTTGCATCTTGGCGATTCAAATATAAATGCAGTGCTACACACGCTGGATGCTGTGCCAGCTGTAAGGGTTGGCTCTGCCGCTCCCGCAAACATACTAGTGCAGGGGCGCAATGCAGTTGTTGACGCTAACGGTTTCTATAAGACCGCGTCACCTGTTGTAAAACTTTTTAGCGATGGCACAAGTGAACTGACTGACGAAGCGCAAGGTATCTACACGGAGCGTATCAGCGAGGGCGTCTACCGCATTTCCGGTTGCTTGGGTCTGAACGCTGATCGCGCATGGGGTGGCGATGATGGCGGCATCGATGTGCCGATGTGTCGCAACAAGCTACCCCGCTTGTGGGTTGACTTCGGCGGTGATGACGGCAGTCAGATAAATGAGGACGGTTCTATCATCATTCGCACGTATCATCGTCCACACCCTGACGCGCCAGCGTTCGCACGCAATGAACTCGATGGCTACGCAAACGGCGATCCGATCGATATTCCGCGCGACGCGTTCATCCTTGTGCGTGTACAGATGCCGGAACGTGGAGAGCAAAAACCGAAGGTTATGCTGCACAGCAATGTTTACTGTAGCAATATCTCATATATTTGATATGTATAATGCTACCTTAGTTATTAAGGGCAATCTGCCATAATCCACGGTAATTGTCATACCGCCACTTGCCAACCAAGGTCTTTCCATTAGGGAATCGATGAAGAGTGGCTTTGCTGTTTCTACCATCGTTTCCCGTCAATTCGAAATGCCCCGGTGATGTTTCAGGGCCGACATAGGTGTATTTTTCACCATCATGTATATAAGAGACTTCAATAATTCCATTATTAATTGACACGGAACACGGCTCATCGGTGCAAGCAGGTTCGTCATCATAATAGAGAGTATTCATTTTGCTGTTCTTATAAAGTTCCATGCATTAGTCCATTTAGAAGCTATAGAGACATCTTGCGATAATACATCATACGCGCTAAATTCCCCAAAGATACCAAGCCTCGCCTAAAAAGCGGGGCTTTTTTGTTCCTTCCTCGCACTACCCCCAAGGCTTTAGCATGGCAACCATTGATATCACAGCGATGCGTGGTGAAATGCCGCGCGTTGTCGAACACCTATTACCTGATGCCAACGCGACACTGGCGCAAGGCTGCCATTTCAGGCATGGCGTTATCACCCCGATGCTGGATGATGTTGATCAAAAGAAGAGTTTCAGCATCAAACCAGAAACGATTTTTCATTACCGTGACAATTTTTGGTTTGCCTGGAATAAGGCTGTTGATGTGATACGCAGCCCGGTGGCGAATGATGAATACGGGCGCGTTTATTACACCGACGGTGAATTTCCGAAGGTCACAAGCTCGCAAATTGCGACGAAAGGGAGCGGTAACTATCCAGCAGCATTTTTCCGCCTGGGCATCCCGGTGCCGGTAAACCCAATAACAATTGGCACGATTACGCCGCCGGCAGGCATAAGCAACAACGACCCTAAAGACGATGAGACTCGCTATTACACCGAGACCTATGTGACTGCGTATGGTGAAGAAGGGGCACCCGGCCCGGCATCGGCTGAATTGACTATCGCCTATTCGGGTAGCTCGGTTGAACTACTGCTACAACCACCGGGCCAACAAAACCACAACATCACTAAGCGCCGGATATACCGATCCGCAACGAGTAGTGAGTCGGCTGATTTTCTGTTGGTGGCTGAACTGGATATTGCTGTGGCGACGTTTGTCGATAATTTGTCTGATTCCCAACTCAGCGCGTCACTGGAAACCTATGGTTATTACATGCCGCCCGACGGCATGACCGGCCTGTGTATGATGTCGAATGGCATAGCGGCTGGATTTATGGGTAATCAGGTGATGTTCAGCGAGGCGTATTTGCCATACGCCTGGAAGGACACGAATAAGCAGACGGTGCAAGATGACATCGTTGCAATCACACCGGTAGGCACTACGCTGATCGTGGGCACGAAAGGGATGCCCTATGTTTTTTCGGGTATCACACCATCTAACATTACGTCCAGCCATTCACTGATCGCCCTGTCCTGTGTATCGCGGCGAAGCATGGCCGCAATGGACGGTTTTGCCTTATATGCCTCGCCGAACGGGCTGGTTTCGATCAGTGCCGACGGGGCTGCAGCGATAGCGACCGCTAATATCATCGAGGCCAAGCAATGGCGGCAGCGATTTAACCCGGCATCTATCCGGGCGTGGCGGGTGGAAAATGAGTATTTTGCCCTGTATGACACGGATTCAGGCGTTGCCGGGTTCATCTTCGACCCGGTAAACATGGATATTCGGTATGTAACATCATCGTTTGATGCGGCATATAACGATGAGTCAAGTGACACGCTCTACATTGTTAAAGGCCATCAGCTTTATACGCTCAATGATGGTGCCCCAGTCAATTTCCGCTGGCGCTCCAAGACTTTTCTTGCCCTGTCAAACACCTCATTTTCGTGCCTGCGTGTGATGAGTGATGCGTTGCCATCGATTGGTGTAATTCTGTATGCCGATAAAAAAGTGGTGATGCAATTGCCGCCGGGTAGCATGAGAGACACATTGCTGAAACTGCCGCCAATGCGTGGTAAACGCTGGCAGGTCGAAGTATACGGCAGCGCACAGGTTGACCGGATTACGCTGGCAACATCAATGCAGGAGATGCCGGCGTGAGCAATAGCAAATTCAGGGCTGGTACAGATCAGGCTGCTGTCGCAGAAAATATTGAGACGCTAACCGGACAGCGCGGCGATGGTCGAAATCGCGCGGTGACCTATGGCGATCTGGCTGGATTGGGGCTTGCCAACTTGCGCCAGGTAGGGGGCGGTAAGGTCGCACTATCGCCGAGTAATGGGACTGGCGGATCTGGTTCTGGTGGCAGTGTGCAAAAGCCAACCAAACCAATGAATTTCAAAGCGACGGGCGGATTTGCCTATGTCCTGTTGGAATGGGATATGCCCAACTATCGCGGACGGTCGTTAACCGAGATATACCGGTCACCTGACGATAATCTGGCGGATGCGGTACTGATTGCCAGTTCAGCAGCCGGTGTATATGGCGACCCCGTAGATCCAGACTGGCGAGGGTATTACTGGATTCGTCACGTTAATTCCGAAGGGGAACCGGGGCCGTTCAATGATTCAAAGGGCACCTATGCACAGACTCACCCTGATCCTGCTGCAATTATTGAAGTGATTACGGAGCAGTTAAATACGTCGCCGCTGATTGCCAATCTCACTGAGAATTTGGGAGCAAATACAAAAAATATCGACATTGTTGATTCAAACGTAAAAGCGCTGTCTGAATCCGTTAAGGATCAAAACAGTGCGATGGCAAAGAGGGTAACCGATGTTGAAGCGTCATCAGAAAGCAATGCGTCAGCAGTAAGGGAATTATCGCGGTCAGTATCTGATCGGTTTGCATCATCAGCGGAACGAGTTGAACGGGTGGAGGCTACAACGAGAGAAAATAATGCAGCTGTACAGACAAACGCAAAAGCCATTACTGAGATTGATAAAAACGGGTCGGCGGCGTATCAATCACTGTGGAATACCAAAGCACAGGCGGGTGATATAAAAGCGGGTATTGGGATTGTTGCAGGTCGAGATTCGAGCGGTAATACAATCAGCCAGGTGGCTGTAGCGGCCAGTCAGTTTTTTATCTTCGATCCTAATAACCCGAATGACAAAACCACTTATGCGATTCCGTTTGCGGTATCAAATGGCAAGGTGGTGATTGACGAATTAATTGCCAGAGAGGCGGTGATCAAGATTTTGTCCGCACAAACCATTGTGGCCGATAGCGTTAAAGCGGGCATTCAGATTGTATCGCCGTACATCAAAACGGCGCGAATCGAAAGTGGCGGGTTTACTGTAGATCCACTAGGAAACGCCACGTTTGGCGAACTGACGCGTATTTCAGCAGCAGGGGAATTAAGCATCCGTTCATCTGTAGATGGACGCGGACTGAATATATCCAACGATGAGATCAGAGTCATCGATAAGAACGGCGTGGAAAGAATCACGATAAGTAGCCGTGACAGATAATTGGAGGAATATTTGAGTAATGTGCTGTTACAGCTATCCCAGCGAGTAGAACGTGAGTCCGGGGATATTAATTTACTGAACAATATACAAAACGCCTGCCGTAAAAAGCAGGCGTTTTGCTTTGGTACGGATGATACGCGGATCGTCCTCAGACCCCGGAGTTACTACTGTATTCCGTATGTTGTGGTATGGCTTGGGGTTAGCACACGAAAGGACGCGCTCGCGTATTGGTTGCCACACGTTCAGGAGCTAACTCGTATGGCTGGTGGGCGTTGGGCTGAATTCTATACGGTCAGGAAAGGGTTTATCCGGGTGGCGCAGCGGCTTGGTTTTGAACGGCTTCCTGATGAGTTTGGATTGATGAGATTCAAGATATCGGTATGAGGTGAAACGTGGGTAAAGGCGGCGGTGGTAGCACTGAGGTCAAAGAGACATCCCAACAAATGGCAGCGGCGGAGGTAGCAAACCAGCAATGGAATCTTTATCAGAACGAGTTGCGGCCATTCGAGAACTTGTTCATGGAAAAGGTGGATTCCCTGAATGATGGGCAGAAGTACGACAAGATCGCGGGGGACGTCAATCTTGGTTATCAGCAGGAATTCGGGCGTGTTCGGCGGCAGGCAGCTGACGGTTTGGCGGCGGCAGGCGTTGACCCAAGTAGCGGGAAATTTCAGTCAGCGCTGAAGGATGTTGCTACTGACCAGGTGGCGGGAACGATTGACGCGACTAACCGGGCACAAACCGATCAGCAAAATAAGTATGTCGCTGGGTTGCAGGATGTCCAGGCGATGGGGTCGGGGCAGAAAGCGGAGGCGTTACAAGGTTATCAAGGGATCGCGGCAGCGTCGCAGCAAAAGGCGATTTCTGATGCGCAGAATTCACTATCTAAACAGCAGGCAAGTAAAGGACTTGTTGGCACAGTTGGCGGCGCACTCGTGAGCAAAGGGTTATCCAGTTTGCCAACGAAGACGCAGGCACCAACGGTGGGGAACTCCAGTGGCATATTTGGCGTTTCGGATATGCCTTTTATGAGTTCGAATTTTAGAAATATTGGAGGCTAATCATGGGGGTAGCGTCAGATACATTTGCGGATATTACGCGTAAACAATACAACGACTGGATGCAACGTTATTACCCCAAGTTGCAGGGGCTAATGGAGCTATCAACCAGTGGTCAGTTGATGAATAACCAGTTAGCGCGAGCGGATACCACACAACAGCAGGCGCTAAACACGGCAACGGTCGGCGCAGCCAACCAACAGGCGCGCTATGGGGCAACCCAGCAGAACAATGGGGCAGATAATAGCCTGGGGCTAAAAGCAGCGTTAGCAACAGCTGGCGCAAAGAACGGCATTCGTGATGCGGAAACTGATCGGCAGATGAACATTCTCACTGGTGGCTCAGCGTCCTTGCGTAACCTGCTGGATATTGGGGGTGACAAATAATGGGGTACGGATTAATCGATATTGCCGCTCAGACCCGGCAACAGGCTATGCAGGGAATGCAGCAGTCTGCTGAATTAGAACAGCAGCGTGAAGCAGCTAATGAGCAGTTGAAAGCCCAACAAAAAACAGCAGCCAATCAGACGAAGGGCACGATGGCCGGCATGGGGGTGGCGGGTGGTGCTGCATTAGGTGCCACATACGGATCATGGGGTGGTCCGATTGGTGCAGGGATTGGTGCTGCGGTTGGCCTGATTGCTGGTTCATTGTTTTCTTAATCGGGAGGATGTATGGCGGATGTACGCGGGTTGGCTGATGGTTTTTTGGCCGGATTTAACACAGTAGAAAATGCGCTTCAGCGTCGTGAGGACTCAGAATTGCGGCGCCTGCAAATGCAGCAACAGCAGCAGAATGCAGATCGAAGTTTTGGGCTGGCTCAGGCGCAGTTTGATTATCGAAAAAATACCGATACTCAGGACCGGCAACGACAGAAGGAGCGAGATAAAGTAAGCGACGACCGCTGGCAATCCGAGTTCGAGCAAAGCAAAAGAAATGCTGATCGCTCGTTTGGTTTACAGGCTGCAGGATTAAACCTGCGCCGTGACGAGTTTGAATACCAACGAGCAGAGAAGGAGCGGCAGCGCCGAATGACTGAACAGATGCCGACCGTTCAGGCACTCTATGACCGGCTGAAAACCAACAATGGCCAATGGGATGAGGATGCATTGCGTCTGGCCGGGCAAATCTCAGATGATAATCCGTACAGCCCCACGCGATTCATTGGCCCGGACAAAATCCAGACTGTTAGAGACATGAATAAAATCATGCCCCAAGTGATGAACGGGCAAGTGGATTACAATGATCCAAAATTTGTCAGTGTGGCTGATAAGGTCTTGTCCACATATATTAAGCGTGGCGTAGGGGAAAAAGATGCTGCAACAGGGAAAACAATAGCCGATAAAGAGCTGGCCCATATTGGGCTCACTGAGGATGGAAAAAGCATTTTCCTGTCCGTGAATACTAAGTTTGATGATGGTTCCGTTTCAAAAATGAAACCAATGACGCGCTACGCCTCATCAGATCCGCAGGATAATGTTGTGGTTATTCCTCTCGACAAGGCCATGGCGCAGTTCAGAGGCTACGGGCAGATGGTAGGGGCGATAAACAGTGACCCGTCAACGGCCCAGTTTCTGAATCGTCTGGTAAATGGCAGCTCCAAGCAGGATAGAGCGGAAGCTAAAGAGTACCGCACTCAGGTTATTAATTCACAGAAAGAACGAGCTAAAGCGCTGGCTAAAGACCCGGATAATGCATCAACGATCAATACACAGTTTGACAAGCTGGATGACCAGATTGCTGAGTCATTTGGGCAAAAAACCAAGAATAGAACAGCCCCGGTGTTACAACAATGGGCGGGTAATGACCCCGGTAAGGCCGCATTTGCACAGAAAGCGTTATCTGCTGGCGCGCTCTCTGGAGACATAAATGCAGCACAGCTGGACGCGAAATATGCTGAATATCAAAAAGGCGCGTCGGTAACACCTAATACACAGAATAACCAACCAAAAAATAATGATAGCTATACAGCTCAATATTTGAGGGAAATGCAAAAAGTAAGTCAGAGCAAATAGGTTGTTGCGTTTTTTTCTTGTGTGGTAGGATAATTCTTTAAACTTCAAAGAGTGGTTAAATGAAAAAGATAGCTTGCTTATTTTTTGCTGTATCTGTACTTGCCGGTTGTTCAAATCATGGTCGGGGGGATAATCAGGCGTTGAGATTGAATGCGGCATACTCATCTGATTATTATCTTCCACAGAGTGTATCCACCCTTATTGCTGATTCGAGGGTGTTAAGTGAAACACTCGTTCTTGCTGTTGACCCCAAACGGATTGATGATATTAGAGGCACATATCGCGCTTCACGACCTAAAATTACTGTTAACTATAATGTGTCGCCTGTCGATGAGAGCAAGTACCGTATTACATATAGCGGTACAATTAACTACCTGTCATCATTAAATATTCACATGTATAATGGGCGCACGACAATTGGGGGTGATGCTATCCAGAACGTTAATATCCCAACCAGAACAGCAGAGCTTCCATATGGAAAGAATGTTGAGTTCGCTTTGGATGATAATGTTAAGTTGAATCTCTCAGTCGAGAAAGAAACCAAATAGTTTATTTGTGAGGTGGGCGCGGGCGGCGCCCACCTCATACTTATCGATAACCTCCGCCACCAGGGCGAGAATCTGCAGAACGACCACCACAACGGGAACCATCTGCAGCGGTATCGGAGTCATGCTGGCAGCGTCCTGATCCCGCGATAGCCTGGTAAGATGATCCCAGGGCCATAAATAAAAATAATATTGAAATTATTTTCTTCATAACAATCCTTTAATTAAAAATAGCATGTGTGCCATTAATGACAGAGTATATTCAGATT